CCGAAAGCCCCTCGTTCTGCGGTACTCTTTTCCCGCTTGACCTAAACCACATCCAGTGGTGCCCCTTGCGAGGGGGGCCAGGTCGAAAACTGTTCCTCGCGGAACAGGAGATTGCTCCAATGCAAAATCGATACGATTCTTGGACGCGCGTAAATACGCAGATTGACTTCGACGGCTCTAATTATGTGACGACATACCCTCAACAGGTGTGGCGCACTGAGTCGTTCTCCGTCTACGCGGACTATACGGGCCCCAAGAACACGTCGGTGGCGCATGCCAACAGCTTTTGGAAATTGGAGGCTCAGGACTACGTGGGGGTCAGAGAGATCTTCTCCCACGGAAAACTGCAGTCCTCGACGTCCGGAAGGACTTTTCCATTTACGGGGTACGGAAGCCCCGGGCTTGGCGGATTCCCTTCTTTGGAGCAGCCGGCCCTTTACAACGAAGCCCTTAGCAAGGTGTATGACCAGCTAAGAGCCGACATTGACTGGTCCGTCAATCTCGCGGAAGCGAGGCAGACGGCCAGGTGGGCTCGGGAGTATAGGGACTACCTGATTCCCCTAGCCGACAGGCTAGCGAAAGACGCGAATCGGATCGTTCGCTTTATCCGCAGGTTCCACCCTTCTCAGTGGGGTCGGCGCTGGCTCGAGTATCAATACGGGGTTAAACCCCTCGTTGTCGACATGTATAAAACCATGCGACGGATGCAAGAGTTTGCGACGTACCACCTTGTTAAGGTTAGAGGGACTGCGCGGATGTCCCGATCGGGGGTGAACGGCGGCGGCTTCGGCGCCTACGGTGGTCGCGAGACCATCCACTGGACGCTTGAAGAACGCATGCTAATAGAGTCAGTATTCCGTATACCTCAGTCGAGGTTACTGTCTCTAGCCCAATATACTAGCGTTAATCCTGCTAGCTTGGCCTGGGAGTTGCTTCCTTTCTCGTTTGTGGCCGATTGGTTCATGAACGTTGGAGGCTTCCTCCGGAACCTCGAGTCGGCCCTCCTCTACATGGAGGGCTACCAGGGTGGATTTACTACCTACACCTGGAAAATGACTTTTATTGGGAAACGTACCGAAGCTGGAGTTGTAGATCCTTTCTATGGCTTTAGTGCGCTCTCGAACTCGACGGCCTCAGCGGCCATAAAGGGAAAGACGCGCTCGGTGGGGGCCCCTTGGCCCGCGTTCCCACCGCTTTCGGTTAAGTTAGGAGCCCAGCGGCTTTTCAGTGCCGCCTCGCTTCTGTCTCTGCACGTCACCAAACGTATGTAGCCATAAATCCTATGTACTACGTGTACGCAGAACTAAAACTGTCCGTGGAGCTGGCTTCGCCGGTTCTTACCTACGAAATATGGAGGATATTTCCTCATGCCAACTGTCTCGAACATCGTTCTCGATGACGCACAGGCGACCCCTGTGTCCCACACCTTCAACCCACTCGGCTTCGACTCCAATGGAGTCATGTGGTGGGAAGACCGGAGTCTCCCGACGCCGGACGGCTACTGGCGGATCAGCGCTCAGCTGGTCCGTACGCCTCCCCCGACGAACGGAGTGATGGCTTCTGCCAACCGTGTCAACCGCGTCAAGGTGGGCCTTCACAAGCCCATCCTCGAAGTCGTCGGTATCAACAGCGCTGGCTACCAGACGGCGCCCACCGTGGCGTACGTGGATCGCAGCCTCGAGGAGTTCATCTTCTCGTCGCGCGACACTCTGCAGGACCGCAAGGACCTGCGGAAAATGAAGGCCAATCTGCTGGCGAACGCCGGCTTCATCACCTTCATCGAGCAACTCGAAAACTGGCGGAACTGACGTCCCGCCCGTTCCTCTAGGTTCTTCCTAGGGGCTCTGAAGGATTGTTTACATGGAGTTCTTATTCTTATGGACGAGGTATTCTTCGCCCTTTGTAAACAAGTTGACACACCCCGGTCCTTAGGTGCCTGGCTGCGTTTCCGGTACAGTGAGCATGCTCAGCTGGCCGAGATGCAGATCAGCCCGACGGACTATAAGGACGAGGAGGTCGATCGCTTTTCGTTAGATTACTGTGTAGTAAGTTTCCTTTCTAAATGGAAGGGGCTGAAAACGGGGTTCGACACGAAGGCGGTCGCGCTTCAGAAATTCAAAACTTCTGAAGAACAGTGCCGGGAGACGAATCGTCGGTTCATTACAGCTCGCGCGAAAGGGTTTCCACCCTTCGTAGCTGGGGTTCTCGCCTCAGCTATGAGAAAAATCGCCTTGCTGCTTGGGCCGTACAGCGTCTTTCGGTGCGAAGACTCGTTTGGGTGGGGTCCGGGCGCTACTTGGGATCTCCCTCGTAGGCGCGCTCAAGTGGACCACAAGATAGCGACATATCCCCTCACTGTGTCGCAAGGAGCCCTGCGGACATTCCGCACGGTGATTGAGTCCGATCTTCATTGGTCGGAGGCCTTGCTCGGCCACCTTCCTGAAGGACCGTTCTGCTTAACGCGGGACGTGTTCCAGGTGGTGGACACGTGCAGGGTTGACACAGTGCCGAAGAATGCAAAGACCGATCGCGTTATCGCAATCGAACCTACCGGTAACCTCTTCCTTCAGAAGGGGATCGGGGGCTTTCTTCGGAGACGGCTCAAAACCGTCGGTATCGACCTGGATAATCAGGGAGACAACCAAGCTTGGGCCGAGTTGGCCTTTCAGCTTGATCTCGCCACCCTTGACCTCAAGGCGGCTAGCGATACCATCTCAACGGAGGTTGTCTTTGACCTCCTACCCGTCGACTGGGCTCTCGCCATGGATGACGTGCGATCTAAAGTCGCATTGATGCCAGACGGGACTCGGACGAAGCTCGAGAAGTTCTCCTCTATGGGGAACGGTTTTACCTTCGAGCTTGAGTCGTTGATCTTCTGGAGCCTCACGGCTGCAGTGACTGAGATCTGCGACCCTAGGGCGCCCTTTTCGGTGTACGGGGACGACATCATATGCGGTCAACGCGTGTGTTCGAGTCTTATCGAAGTGCTCGACTTCTGCGGGTTTACGGTGAATCAGGAGAAATCCTTCATCACTGGGAACTTCTATGAGTCGTGCGGTAAACACTTCTATCGTGGCCAAGAGGTCACGCCGTGCTACCAGAAAGACACCTTGGACGGCTTGGTTGATATCATCCGTTGTCACAATCGGCTATACCGTTGGGCTTCTCGCCTGGGTCTTGACCCGGGCCGAGGGGGATGTGCGGCTTCCGCGCGTCTCCACCCAGTGGGGCGACGTCGATTTCGGATCCCTCACGGGTCCGAAGGTGACGACGGATTCCTCGTGTCCCTCGAGGAGTTTGTATCAGCTGGGCTGCCCTTCGACCCTTCTCGGGGTTGGAAGGCCAGGGTGCTGACCGCTGTCACTCAATCCCTTCCCGGGGTTGAGCCAGCGTTATTGGCGTATTACTTTCGTTTCAACCATCTGACGGGGACCTACTCTACCGAGTGGTCCCACGGGAACGTCGATGTCGTTGTCCTTGGAGAGGACCG